GATTAACTACAAACGCATCCTGCAAAGTCACGGAACCGCTAGGCGCGTCAATAACAACCCCCTGTGAAAACGTCTTCCCCGCGCTTGTAACCGTCTGACTAACCCGCCCAGCAAAGGTCATCGCCCCCGTGCCCGTCAGCGTAGTGCCTGTACCATTGATCCAATTACCATAGATAGCTGGTGTCTGGCTTCCCGTCGCCAACGTCATCGTATTCGTCGTCCTAGCCGACATATCGATGGTTCCGATGTTGTAGGCTTGGTTGACGGTGACGGTGGCTCCGCTGTTCAACCCCGTAGCTTCAAAGAAGCAGGTGTCTTGCGCCAACGGAAAGTTGTTGACCGCAGGCGTCCCGCCGCTGCTTGTTGCCCAGCCTGTTGCAGACCAGTTGCCGCCAGCAGCAAGGTTCCAATACTTGTTCGCCGCAGCCGTGAACGTAATGCCGCTGTTGCCCTTGCAGTCTCCGATGCGCGTACCTGTCGCTGGCGCTGCTGCACCGGCGATGGTGATGTCTCTGAAGTCAGTGTCCGTCAAGGACACGGCAGCACAGGTCAGTGTGCGTGTAGTGCCGAGCGTGTCAGAGCGGACGAATGTCCTGATTGTGGCGTTGGCACCGGCGGAACAGGTGAAGGTGCCGTTGATAGTCTGAGCGGCTGAGAATACATAGTTTCTAACGCCAGAGGATGACCCGGCAGCCATTGAAAGATTGTTAAACGTATTCTGACCGTTTATTGTGTATGTATTCTGGTTAGGGTTTGTGAAAGAAACATCGTAAAACGTAAACCCATTACCATTAAACGTTGGCACTTGGTACGAAATGACGATGTTCGATGTATTTGAGTTAAAAGTAAAGTCGGCAGCTTGTGAAGGCGTAGTTCCAAAATCTAATGTAGTTAATGCTGCTGCTAGCGTTATTGTAGAAGATCCAAATGTAACCGTTCTTTTGTTTTGGGATAAGCTGTTAAAACCGCCAGCCGTTAAATTATAGTTTGCCGTATCAAACGAACCGTTATTTACTACAAATAAAGAAGTAGTCAAAAGACTCAATGCGTCACCCAGTGTCCACTCGCACCCAACCCCATTCACCGTAAGCGTTGAAGCCAACGTCACGCCATTAGTTGTCAACGTCTTTCCCGACGTAGACCCAGACAACGTGATAGCGCCTGTGTAAGTCCGCGTCAGCCCCGTCGCAGGCAGCGTCACGTTGCCGTGAATTCCGTCAATAGCTGTGCTGCCTGCCAACGTCACGTTGCCCACCAACGGGCCTGCAATGGTGAGAGACTTCATCCTGATGCCGCCAGTGACAGCGTTCACCGTGGCTGTGTAGGCTGTGGCGTTGGACAGGCTGTCGAAGACAACAGCATCATGGCTTCTCGGCACAGACGCGCCTGAGCCGCCACCAGACGACGTAGACCAACGAGCAGTGTCGCTCCAGTTGCCTGTGCCACCAACCCAGTAGCGCGTGCTGTCGGCGGGCTTGGCTGTGCGGTAGACAGGCGCTGCTGCAGTGCCGGTGCTGTTGGCACCTGCGTAGAACTCGCCAGGGCTTGTGGCAGCAAAGCCAATTGAGCCCATCGCAAGATAGTCAATGCTGTCTGTGCAAGCTCCAGCGAGGATGTGGCTGGTGCCTGTGCCTGTGAGCGTGACGACATTGCCTGCTGCGCCCGTCACCGTCCATTTGCCGAAGGTCTGTGCCGTGCTGCCAAGGGCAATGGTATGGGCTACGGTTTTGGTGGAGGCAAGTTCAGTAAACTGCGTGGCATTGGCATTAAGAGTTAAAGTGGAGGTGCCTGTTGCTCCTCCTATTGTGAGTTTGTTAAACGAGAAACCGTTAGCAGAAAACGTACGCGCACTAGTACTTGTGTCGGACAAAACAATATTTGCGGTACCTTTAAACAATACCAAACCACCAGACGTGAAATCCAAAATTGTTCCTACGCCTGATAGAGTCCATGTACCGGAACCCATTTTTAATGTTTTAGACGAACTTCCTGAAGTTAAAACTATCCCAGTAGTGGCGTTATAAGACACAGCGTCAAACGTACCGGATGTGAGGGTCAGGGTACGTGCGGAGTTAATCGTCAGGGCATCAGCAAGCTGAACTGTACCTGTTACAGAATCAACGTTTATGCCATGCCCAAATGACACACCGTTACTGGTAATTGTTTGAGTTCCTCGTTTTCCGAAAGTAAAAAGAGCAGGTCCTGTAGATGTAGTTACGCCTGTCCCAAATAAAAAATCTCCGTAAATAGCTATGCTATTTAAAACTGTAAAACTGCATCCCGTTGTCCTCGCAGACGCATCAAACGTGCCGATGTTCCAAGAAGCATCAATCGTCACCGTCCCTGCGCTGCCTGTGTTATCAAACACAGCCGTGTCCTGCGCCAGCGGGAAGTTGTTGATGTCGGGCGTGCCACCAGAGCTTGGAGCCCAGGCTGTAGCAGACCAGTTCTGAGCGCCCGCGAGGTTCCAATAGACAGTCTTGGCCGCAGGGAACGTGATGCCGCTGTTGCCGCCACAGTTGCCTGCACGGGTCGGAGAAGAGCCTGCTGCGGTGCCTGCGATGGCGATGTCGCGGAAGTCGCAGTTGTCTGCCGACAGTGTGCCTACGGTGAGAGTGCGGGTAGTGCCGAGGGTGTCAGAGCGGACGAAGATGCGGCGGACGGCTGTGGTACCGGCGACGGTGAGGGTGCCGGTGATGGTTTGGTTTGCAGCAAAAGTGTATTGCATCAACCCCGCTGAAGCGGGCGCGCTAATAGTTAGATTGTTAAAACTACCTGCAATACTTGAATTATTGCTGTGCTGAGCGCTACCAATTCCTGTATAGGTTAAATTATACAGCGCTGCTCCTCCGGGGTTTATAGAAGTATTCCCTGTTGCTGAAAAATTTATTTGTGAAGTACCTGCGTTAAAAGTAAGATTTGTTGGTGTTGTTAACGTTAATGGAGACGTACTACTCAACGTCACCGTACTAGACCCCAGCGTTATCGTCCTGACGTTGCTGTTATTGGACGAAACAGAGCCTGCGGTGACGTTGAAGTTCTTGGTGTCAAAGGTGCCGTTGGTGACGGTGAGGGTTATTACTCCAGACCCTGTCAGCGAGTCAGCAAGTTCAACATAACCTCCGTAAGAATCAATAGTGATGTTGTTTGCAAATGATTTACCAGAACTTGTAATTATTTGTGTATTTCTACCTGAAAAAGTAAGGGTTCCTGCTCCACTTAAGGTTGTACCAGACCCATTAACCCAATTACCGTAAATTGTATACGCTGTATTAGCATTTAGCGTCATCGCATTCGTGCGCGTTGACATATCAATAGTGCCAAAGTAAGGCAAGGGTGCATCAAGCGTCACCGTAGCCGACGTGTTCAGCCCGGTGTTCTCGATGACAGCCGTGTCCTGGGCCAACGGGAAGTTGTCCGTGCTGACCGCGCCGCCAGAGCTTGCAGCCCAGTTGTTGCCGCTCCAGTTCCCGCCAGCGGCTTGGTTCCAATACACCGTCTTCGGCGTGCTAAAGGTGATGCCTCTGCAGCCTCTCAAGTCGCCAACGCGCGTGCCGCTGATAGGCGCGGCTGTGCCAATGACGTAAAGGTCTCGGAAGTCTGCGTCTGTCAGACTTGGTGTGGCATTGACGGTGAGGGTTTGGGCGATGCCGTAGGTGACGCCTCTGAACCAGACTCTGCGGTTGCCTGCGGTGCCGGTGGTGGAGAGGGTGCCGTTGATGGTCTGGCGGGAGTCGAAGGTGACTTGACGGACGCCTGCGGACGCCGGTACAGCCACTGTAAAATCATTAAATGTATTGATACCTCTAATATCAATTCCAGATCCACCCGCCGCAAATGCTACATTGTAAAACGTAACCCCTGTAGCAGAAGCCGCGCCGCCAGCAATAGCTGGACCTGCCGCTGTTGCATTAATTGTAGAAGTTCCCGCGTTAAAAGTAAGATTTGTGTTTGTCGAAAATCCTATAGGAGTAGAGCCACTTAAAGTAATTGTAGACGAACCCAGAGTAATAGTTCGGACATTGCTGTTGGCTGAAGAAATAACAGATGCTGTGAGATTATAGTTTGCAGTATCAAAGGTTCCTTGAGTCACAGTAAGTGTGCTATTGCCAATATTCAGCGCATCCCCCAATGTCACAGTGATTCCTGACCCATTAATCGTCACTGGTCCCAGCGCTTTCCCTGCTGTTGTCAACGTCCCTGTACTGGCCAACGTCAGCGTACCGCTGTACGTCACCGTCATCCCCGCCACAAGCGTGACGCTGCCAGATACGGTGATGGCAGCGGTTCCTGCCAACGTCCCCGTGAACCCTGTGCAGTTGATGGACTTGGCGCCGGTGTTGCCGCTGGAGATGGTGCAGGTGCCGGAGGAGGTGGCGTCAAAGAAAACGTCATCAGCACTGGTAGGCACAGAAGCACCACCAGCGCCGCCCACTGTAGCGGCCCATTTAGTGCCTGCTGTGCCGTCCCACGCCGCAGTTCCGCCCCGCCAAAACCTGTCAGCCATCTTTTACGCCCTCACGTAGCGGACGCCATCAATCTCGATGTACTCAGGCGTAGGATCAGATTCCGGTACGGACTCAGGCTCCGTTTCCACCGGAGGAGCCGTTACGATGGCGATCCAGTTGTCGCGCCGCTGCTCCTTCATCGCCTCAATCTCAGCCTCTGTGAAGCCGTGATCGTCAGGCAGATGAAGAGCATCGGCAAACTTGCCGTGAGGAGTTTCAAAAGAGAAGTCAATCTTCATAGCTATTAAGCAATGCGGATGATGGCGTTAGAAGCGTCAGCAGCCGGGAACACAACAGTGAAATCACCATTGGTGCTAGACTTGTCGCTACCAAAGTCAAGAACAGCAATGGCTTTATCGCTCTTGCTGCTGTTGTAAATGAGAGCGCCTCTGGCAGTGATGGTGGCACTGGACCAGGTTGTGTCAGTGAAGTCAACAATGGCTGTAGAGCCACTTAGCGTAATAGACGCACCAGACAACGTATTACCACCAGCGGTGTAGCCTGTGCTGCCCGTCACTTCGTTAGTGGTGGAATAGGCTGTAGTAGAAGCACCAAGAGTGGCGCTGCTGGTGTACAGAGCAATTTTGATTGTGTCAGTGTCAAGATCGTGTGTGCCGCCAAGAAGCTCAGTCTTGAACGAGTTGCACATAGCTTGTGTGATCGGCATGTTAGTTCCTCATGAAAAAGGAGAGGAGAGGCAACAAAGCCCCTGCCTCTCCTTACTCTGGTTTAGATGACGTCAGTGTCAACCGCGCCAGGAGCCGGCTTAGCTCCAATGTCACACATCAGAGCCCACACACGCACCTTACCACCCGTCGGAGCGGTGGTGGCAGTGGCGATGAGCAGGTCGATGGTGTCAGCAGTGCCAACAATCAGCGGCTGGAACGCAGCAGCGTTTTGTGCATAAGCACCAGCAGCAGCAGCGTCGAGGTCAAAGCCGTCAACGAAGTTGTCAGGCTCAGTTGTCGTGATGCCGAGGTCAACAGTGGTGTCAGACGATTCACCCGTAGCAACAGTGACAACCTGGAGACCAGCGTTAATCACCATCGTGCCAGCGGGAACATCGATAACTTCGATGACGTCAGCAGCAGCCAGAGCAGAGCCCTTAGCCGTTGCAGCGACAGCAAAGTCAATCGTCTTTTCAACGAGATACGGCATATTCGTAAGCGAGCGCGCCGGACGAGGAGCGCCGCCTAAGCCGTTAGAGAGGTCAATAGTAGCCATTATGGTTTCCTTTCTATACAGACATAGGGAGACAATTAAGCCTCCCTATGTTATCAAGCCACGTTGTACTTGCCGGTGGCAATCGCCTCAGGCTTCAGGATCTTACGACCGTAGAGGTGCATACCACGAACAATGTCAGCGAAGCTGTCAGGATCACGATAGGTTTCCACCTTGTTGATCTGCTCAGCCGAAGCAACAGCGCTGTCATGACCAGCCACGATGATGCCGTAGTCGGTATTCTGGTTCGACGTGCCAACAGTGCCGGGACCGCCGCCAACCTTGGGCAGGTTGTTGCTGACATAGACACGGAAGCCATGAAGGTTCTTCACAACCAGACCGTTCTGCAGACCAGAGCCGCCGAAGTCTGCATTCAGAAGACGCGAGTCTTCGTCCTTCAGCATTTCAACGAACACCGGATCAACAACAAGCCAACGACCAGTGCTGTCCACGTTCTGCTGATCGAGCAGGCGCGACATACGAGCAACAATCATCAGCGGCGAAGCCGTGGTGCTGCCGAGGCCAGTAGCGCCCGGGAAACGCGGCGCAACAGGAATCGAGTTGTTCGTACCAGGCGAGCTAATGTGACCGAAGTCTTCCTTCGTCAGCTTCATCGACGACAGCAGTTCGTCCGAGCCAGCAGCCGAGTTAGCCTTAGTACCAGGGAAGGTAGTGCGGGCTGTGTCAGCATTGCCATGCAGCGCCGATTGCTCGAAGCCAGCAAGGTAGCCAAGGACGTCTTGGTCGAAGTTGTCACGAAGACGATAGGCAGCGCGATCAGAGGCCAACGAGAGCCAGTTGATGTGCGACTGAGCAGCTTCGATGTCATCGAGCTTGAAAGCGAAGTAGTTAGCCTTGTCAACAACGAGGGTGAAGTCGCTGTCTTCGAGGTCTTGCGCCGCCACTTGAGTGCCACGGGCATAAGCGCGAACGCTGATTTCCGGCTCAAGCACGACACGGACAGCATCGCCCATGCCAGAGATTTCACCGAAATAGTCGGTGTTGGTGATCGCTTGCGCGACAGACGACTTTCTAAAGGCCAATTGTACTTTTTTACTGTAGATAACTGGTGACCAATTACCATTTTGGAGATTTGTATAGCCAGAGGCTGATGCAAAAGCCATGATTTATTCCTTTGAGCTTTTATTAACACAACTAACTCAACAACGGCTTATCTTACTAGGTGATCACTGGATAGCGCTCATGACCCGCTATACAGTGATGGCTAAGCTAATAAGGTGTATTTGTCTTTGTTATGTTGTGATACTTTGTGACAAAAATGAATGAATGTTTCTTCCTTCAAATCCATTTTCATCTTGTTTACAACAGCGCAGATTAGTTGTATGTTACTAACAACATAGCCTTTACTGCTGTCTATACGGTCAAGGCTCACTGTATTGAATTGGTTGGATGACGCTGTCATCGGCAATCCAGTGTAAGCACATAACCCTTCTTGCTTCTTCCAGAGTTCTAACAGATTGTCTGGAACTAAAACAAACTCTTTGTCAATACGTCCCTTAGCTTTAGTGCAGAGATTCTTTAGTCTTGAATCTATCTCTCTTGTGTTCTTGGGTACGTATGCTTTTGAATATCTTCTTTGATAGTCTAGAATATGTTCTGTATTCGCTAAGTAGTATTCTCTTTTCTTAACTACAGAACATATTCTACACAGGCTTTTTACTCCATATTTCTTTGCCTTATCTTTATGAAACTCAGAAATAGGCTTTACATCTTTGCAATGTCTGCAAATCTTTGTTTCTTCCATATTTTCTCCGCCTAGAAAACAGGGCTAGTCTATGAAGCGGCACAGACAGGGGAGCTACCCTTTTCACCCTTGGAACGTCGTTAAATCACAATCTCACATCTTTGTCAACACTTCACCGAGCAGCCCCGCTCAGATCGTAGACAATCTTGCCTGCACGACGCGCCTTTTCGATGTCTTCCATCTTTGCTTCAAACTCTTTGTCAGACATCTTGTTGATCTGGCTCTCATAGAAGACGCCTTCAGTGTCTTCAATCGTCGGTGCTGTCCTGCTCTTTCGAGTATCGACAGCCATTGCAGCTTCCTTAGGATCAGCCTTCTTAGCCCTAGCAATGCCCTTATCAGCCTTGTACAGGTCGATGGCTCTAGCGGCTGCACGAGCGTCATTCTCGTTTTCATACAGGGCTTGTTGAACCCATCGAGGCTGTTGCTCAACCCAGTCATGGAAGGCGTCATCTTCCTTAATCTTGTCAAAGTCAGGATGCAGAGCCATCAACTCAGCTTCAGCTTTGCTGCGTTGAGCCTGGTGTTCCATCTCATCCACCTTCTTCATCCGCTCTTCAAGCGAGGAAGCCTGTTCTTTGGCTTTCTTGATGGCAATGGTTTCTACAATTTTGTAGACATCCGGATACTGCTCAGCCCAAGCATTGAGTTCTGCTTCGCTCTTAGGCAGTTTGATTTCCTTCTTCGTAGCTGCTTCTAGCTGCTTACGAAGCTCATCCACCTGAGCTTTGAACTCTGTTTCAATCTTTTGCGTATGACGCCGCAGGTCTCCATAGCGCTTCTTAAAGGTCTTTTCTTCAGCGCTTGTGGGCTCTTCTTCCTCGGTTGTTTGCGTCTTAGGAGCAGGGTCTTCCATCTGCTTCTTCAGCGCTTCAAGCTCTTCTTCGTCTTGCTTAATCCTGTCCTCGTTGCTATTACGACGCATAGAGAAAGGCACAGTTTTTACCTGCACAGGTGTGGCAACAGCTTCAGTCATTTCTTTTCCTTGAATGTTGGGGCTATCTGTAGCAGACGCTATTGCGTCAGGGAAATAGGTAGCCAATACGCGACTTGTTGTTTCTTAGCTAGTTAGGTCGCTCCAGAGCTAGCTTGTTTTATTGTACGCTATTTAGAAGCAGCAATGCCCTTACCCCGTTGTTTCTTAGCTGGGTATTGGCGACGATTGATTAAGCCGCCTCTGGCGAAAGGACTTGCTGCTCCTTCAGAACCAAAACTACCAGTACCAAAATCTCCAGCATTACCTTGTGTTTCTCCCCCACCACCAGTAGAGCCTGCACCAACAGCACCAAGCTCAGCAGCAACCCCTATAGATTGCTGTGCCGCATCTGCAGCCTGCTTACCAGCCTGAGCCGCTTCAGCAGCACTGGCTCCACCAATGGTGGCATTAGCGGCAGCCTGCGCTGCTGCTCCAATAGCGCTCTGAGAATATCCTGCAGAAGCAGCAGCAGAAGCAGCAGCGGCTCCAGCAGAAGCAGCGGCACCGCCTGTGCCGCCTGTGCCCGATGTTGCTGCAGGGCCACCAAGGTTGGCAGACAAGCTATCTAGCGCGGAAGAAGCTGCCGCTCTTCCTGCTGTTGTATTAGGATCAACACCAAGCTCTTGAGCCATTGCATTGATGTTTGATGCGCCTGCAGCTCTACCAGAAACGCCAGACAAGTAGCCGGCAATTTGGTCTGCTTTTGAAACCGCAAATCCCATACCAGGAATACCAAAGAAAGTACCAACAGCAGCCGCACCCTTAATTGCATTAGCAGACACCTTAGTGCCCATGTCTAAGTCAGACAACTGCAGAGATCCTCCTGGTCCTGTTCCTTTAACACCACCAGCATCTGTTCCTCTGCCATCAATGTTGGTTGTGTCAGCAACAGAAGTTGTTGCCGCCTTAGAAGCTGTCTTCGCTTCATCAGCAGCTAAGCCCACCTTCTGTGCTTCTTCCTGAGCCACTTGCTTGAAGCCCTCAGGAACAGGCGTCATAGGCTTGCCATTGATGTGAGTGATGTACATCACCGCACCATCTTTGTCTCGCTTGTAATAGCGAACATCAAAGACAGGGTTCTTAGGAGCCTTGGTTAAATCGGTGCCACTTTTGATGAAGCCACCAGCAGCCATCATCGTCTCTGTCTGATCGTTGACATCACCTTTCTCGCTCTCAATCTCGCCTAAGATGTCATCAATCTCGCTCTCAAAGCCTTCGTCTTCATAGGTGCTGTTGGACTCTTCACCAACTTCTTCAGCATTACCCATCTGACCAATCTGAGACATGCGCTCAAGGCCCTTCTTAGCCTCATCACGCATCTTCATCAGACGTTCAAGACCAATGAAGCGGACAACATCAGCAGGGATGACAAACTCACCCGGCGACAACTTAGCGTCTACATCGTCCCTTACTTCTTCAGGAAGAGAGCCTGTAGGCACTTCGTTGCCGCTGACGGGGTCAACGTTGGTGCCTCCTTCTTGGAAGCCTGGAATTTTACTTCTGCGATTGAGCATTTTGTATCTCTTCCTTCAATTGCTTTAGCCGTTTCAACGACGTAATAGATCCCTGTGCTCTATACACCTCTACCATGTTGTCTGTCTGTTCCATCTGCTTTCGTTGTAGCTCAATAGAATAATTGAGCATGTCATCGAATGCTTCCCACAGTAGAGGAGATGTCATAGGAACCATCTTCTTAAGCCAGGGTTTTTCCTTCATTGCATAGCCATCCCTTGAGGCACCTGAGGAGCAGCGCTGAAGCCTTGTTCACCAGGACGAGCAGCAGCACCAACACCAATGTTTCCACCGCCACCGCCTGTCATATCAGAAACAGGAGGAGCACCACCAGGAGCAGGAGCGCCTTCAGCAGGCGCAGCAGGCGCAGGAGGAGGCGTCATCTTCTGGAGAATAAGAGCCTGCTTAGCTGCTTCATCCATGTTGTTAGACACCAAGTCAGGATCAAGATCCATGCTCTTAGCAATCTCTCTAACAATGTAGGGCAGCTTAGCAAACGGAGCCAATGTCGGGTTCTGGATGATTTGAAGGAACTGAAGCAGACGCTGGCTTCTCACCTCGTTCTGCATAAGGCTTTCTGTGCCTCTGGCCTTCACTTCCAAGTCGCCAACAATGTCCGTAGACGGATCAAACTGCATGTTGAAGGCAAAGAACGATTCTCCAATAGGTCTCAGCAGATAGTCATCAAGGTTCTTAATCACTGTCTTGATGTTGCCGCTGGCAGCGTTCATCAACATGGAGATGCCAGAGGCTGTTCTACCGACACCAGTGACGCCTGTTTGTCCATGAGAGAACGAAGGAATACCGGTGGACTCATCAGCCAACACACGGGCTTTGTCAAACAACTGCATGTTCTCTGCAGCCACATTGGGGAACTTAGTCCCAAAGATGGCTTGACCAGGAGCACCACCTTGTCTACGGAAAATCTTCCCAGGATAGATGGTCATGTCCTGACCAGGCACTAGGTTGGTCTCATCCACTTCCAAGATGAGGTTGCCAGACAGCACAGCATTGTCAACAGCCATTCTCATGAAGCCGTTCATAAGCGTTTGGCTGTCGTCCATGTTCTCGGAGATGCCAATGCCAAAGAACGAGTAAGGGTTCAGTTCATAAGGAACAGCATAGTAGGGGATGCGTGAAGGCTTGAACGGGTTAAGAACAAGACGTAAAATCTTGCCCTTGCTATACCAGATATTGGCCTGTACTTCGACGCTGTCCTTGAGTTCCTTAGGAATGGCAATGTCGTTGTCTTCCAGCATCTCAACACTAACACCACCCCAGAACTCCAACACTTCCCAACGCTCCACTTCAGCATTGGGGGTGTAGTCATTCAAATCGTCTTCCCAGTATTCCTTGATGTAGTTGGGACCATCTGAGACAAGATCATCAATGACGCTCTTCCTGAACATAGGACGCTTCTTCAGTCCCAGAAGCTGTGTCTTGCTCAGCTTATGTCGTTCAATGAAATAGCCAGCCTCTTCCATGTAGGTGGCATCGGGATCAGGATAGGCATTGAAAACGCTGACATGAGCCGTCTGCGGCATTGTCTTGACGATGGGGTTGTATGAGCCGTCTTTGTCCCATCGAGCATATTCCTTGTCAACAGCAAACGGACCTTTCATGATGCCTGTACCAAACAACACCATCTCAAACGCTGTAGACCGCAGATGCTTGGTAGCGTTGCTCTCGTCAAGCTGGTCCTTAATCTTCTTCTCCATCTTCTTAGCCGCCACCATAGCAGGGCTGAAGGTGATGGCTGTAGGGGTCATCCCTGGGCCTTCCTTGACATCAAGGTCACCAAAGGTGTTCTTAAGCGGTCCCAGGCGCTCCATAAGCGACTGAGGAGTGGCACCAGGAGGAAGCTCTTTGCCGTCACCTTTGTAGCCAAACAGAGAGCCTAAATCGGGCTCCTGCTTAGGCAGGTTAGCCGCTTGTGGGTTCGTCTCCACATGAACATGCTCTGCAACGCCTTCAGGCAGCGCTGTAGGCTCCACAGACAAGGGAAAGCTGTTGTTGGCAAACAAGACATCGGTGATTTGTCCATACGCCGCCAGCGTCTTCACCTTTGTAATCTTCAAAAAGACACGACTTTTCTCGCTGTCCGTGAACTTCATGTCAGGACCGTAGATGCCTCTATAGTTTCTATAGGCACGCAGCCAGCGCTCTTCATCGAAACGACGAGCCGTCTTAGAACGGCTAAACCGCTCTTCAACGAAGCTAGAAAGCGTAGACGCTCTGAACTGATTTGTATCAGGCAAAGCAATTGCTTTGTCGTCCGTAAAAGGTGTATCCATTTCTTTTGCCATGTTATTCCTACATCAATAGCCGAAACGGCTGTCAGCCGGGACAAAGCGCTGCTTAGTGTCGTCGTCAAAATCAAACACAGACTTACTACGAGGACGAGACATCACGCCATATCGCAGAGCATCGTAAACGTGATCGTTAGCGTATTTCACATCAATGTCTTCAGGATTGTTCTTGTCCAACGGAATCAACGGAAGCTGCGATATAAGGTTTGTACAAGTGTTGAAGAACACCATACGAGGCTTGTCTGTGAACTCATCAAGCTGAAGACGCCTATGAAGCTCATTCTTCCCTGAGATGCGGCTACCAGCGCTTCTGTCTGATGGTCTCCATTTGCATCCCTTCAAAATCATTCGTTCTGCAATGGAAGGACCAGTGTCACCACGACGATGCCAGGTAGAGCTATCTAACACGCCATACCTAATCTTCTCTCCATCTTCAGCATTCAACACCATCACTGCCAAGTCTTCAGCAAGCACTTTGGTTACATACAACTCTCTGTACACTATCAGTGACTCATCTGGAGCTACGGCAAACCAGAGCACTGCTGACCAACTACCGTAGCCATAGTCACAGGCTCTGAAGCGAGGCCAATCACTAGGGATGCGATAAGGCTCAACAACATGAACACTCCGCTTAAATTCAGGAAAAGCCGCACCTTCTGCAATGTCCCAATCTCCGTATAACAGTTGTCTGCGTTGTGTTTCAGGCAGCGACAGCAGCATCGCTTCATAGTCGCCATTGCTATACAGATACGGATTATCTCTCAAAGTGGCAGGGATGAATCTACGCTTAAACAGCGGCTGTCCTGCCTTCTCATGTCCCTGCGGATAAGTGAGAGTGTCTCCAGTGTCAATGTCTGTTGCCCAGAAAGGCTGACCAGGAGGCGCTGGATCAATGAACATCTTCTTCACCCACCAATGACCAGCATTACCTGGGTTAGTGGTTGCTCGCATATACACAGGAAGATCAGACGCTGCTGTACGAAGACGGCTTCGCATGTAGTTCCAAGCAAACGGAGAAGACCATTGGTTCAACTCATCGAAAGCTACATAGACAAAGCTCAAACCTTGATAGCGCAACGCATCTTCATCTCTGTCAAGATAGGACATCCACAGTCTTCCACCGTTTGGATGCTGCCATTGCATCTTTCTTTCGCTCCAAACGATGCCAGGAATCACCTTTGGATAGAGTTCTTGGCTCTTCCAAATGAGTTCTCTGAGTTCTTCCGTTGTGTGACGAAGAATCAGACCAGAAAACTGCGGATGGGTGATGTAACGAAGCGGATCTACCAACAAAGCATAGCTTTTTCCGCCTCCAGCAGCCCCTCCATACAACACTTCACGCTCCGGTGCTGCAAGAAACGCTGTCTGAGGGCCCGGATTGGGCTTGAATATGACGTTGTTTTCTTCTTCCAGCCCCTTTGGTATCTCCAACGTCTTGTTCCCAATCTCTGCTGAGCTGGACGAAAGGGTCTGTATCAAAGAACTCTGTTTTTTCGGCTTTTCCGAGCCTTTTTTCGTACTCTTGGGCTTTCTCGAGAGCTTTTTTGTACCGCTCAGCAAGGGATCGATAGAATCCAGCACGTTTGTTTCTTCCTATTTCGCTGTTTATTCGCTGTTTCAGACCAGCGCCAGTTATACTTCGCCCTGTCTGCGTCGTCAACCAGTTAGCCACCTCAGTGTATGTGTATTTCTTGACGTATTTCTTGGCTAACTCTAACGCATCCAGTTCTTTCTTCACCGGATGAAACCAATCGTCGTCTCCTTCCTCCTCTTTATAGCCAAAAGGAACGCTTAGTGTGTGTCTCCATTTAGGAATGGGGACATAGCGTTCCTTCTCTACAGGCTGAGGAAGAATCCAACTACCTAAATATCTCTCACTCATTGTCCTTGGCAGGCAACAACATCACACCACCGCCACCACTCACCTCAATCTTCTCTGTCTTGATGAGACCAGCGCGGTCTAACAGGTCTTTGGCAGCGTTCAGCTTCTCTTTGATGCCAAGCTGCGTAGGATCGTCAATGCCCCCAATGACCGCCATAGCGGCCTTAGGAGCGTTCATAGCGATGTAGAGCTTGGTAGCCTCTAGCACCTCTTCTTTGAGCCCAGCCATGAGCATTTTGGTGCTGTAGCCTTGGCTATACCCAGCCAACAGCTTAGCCCTCACCGGATCTCCACCGGCTTCAGCAAACAACACTTCCAAAAACTTCTTCTGCTGCTCTGTCAGTTCTTTTTTCATTACACCCTATCCTTAGGTACTTCGCATTTGAAACCAAGACTTGCCTTGATGTTTCTAGAATGCAGACGTTCTTCTATGTTCTTTACGTCTTCTATTGTAGCTGCAACACATTCCTCATATGTGCTGTATGTCTTGTTGTCTGTTCTAGTCAAGAGACTGCATTCGCCACCAATTAAACATATAGCAATGAGAGGTGCAAACATCTCTACAGCCTTTCTGCAAAATACTCCCTAGTCCTCACCGTTACAGTGATGACGCTGGTTGTTGCAGCGCTACCTGTAATCTTGTCATTCTTATCCAAGTACAAAGCGTTTGTCAATTGAACAACGCTGTTGGGTTTGATGATGGTGTCGTTGGTCAGTGCATACGACGTAGCTGTTGTTGCTTCATACCAGTTCAGGTCTACTCTGACATCACTACCACTTGTGTTAGTGATGACAATGGAATCAACCTCGGCTTTGAAAGCACCAGGAACAACGTAGACATCAGCCGTTGACGTAGTCAACACCTTCCCTACACTTCTATTCTTGTTTCCTGTCATGTCAAGTCCCAGAACGAAAACGTAGCAAGAGCACTCTGTGTGCCACTGAGAGTACGAGCAGCAATGGTGTATGTATCACTGACACCAGCCAGCGTTCTTCCAAGCTGCATAGAGAAGTTGTAATCCCTATTGTTGGAAACAGAAGCAGAAGTTTGGTTGCTCTCTGTGGTGTATACGCTATCGACAATGGTGCCACCAGAGACACCAGTGGCTGATATGTCAAATTCCACATTGTCAGACGTTGTTTGCGCCCACGAAGCAGATGTTAGCGTTGCATTCTTAATAAGCTGTATCTCAAACGTTGTTGAAGATGAAGAAATGGGCAACGCACTGTAGCCATCAGGAATGACAACAGAATCGAGCCTAGCGCTGTCCAGACGAATGGACACTAGAGGAACCAGTGTTGTACCAACAGAGGCCGCTGACGTCCTTCTAGCCGTCTGTAAAGGCACTTTCTTTTCATAGCCGCCTTCACTGATGACGGTGGAGCAAATCTGCTTCATTGTCCTGTCGCTAGGGCCTGTGGTGTCTAAGTTCTCAATCTCATAACGAACAGGCAGCATTGCCGTTGTCATGTAGACAAGTGCGAGAATGTTTGCATGATGGAACGTGTGGCAGACAATGAATAAACCATTGATAACAAAGCCTGTTCTGACGCTACCGACACCCAACCACTCAAAGTCTTGCCAGAATATCTGCGACTTTGTAGAGTCGATTGTGTAGCCTGAAGGCCCTGTTCCGTCTAGCTTGTCTCCGTTCCAATCGGCTTGTTCAACAATGTTGTCTACAACACCACCGCTGGTGTATGTGCGTCTCACCATACGCAGAAGAGAGCCTCGACGCTCAAAGAACACACCATTCTGAAGACCAAAGAAACCTACACGACAACGTAAATTGACATGTATTGTTGGCATAACAAAAGTGTTCATTACCAGCAGAGACTTCCCTGGCTGGTAAGCAAACACTCTTTTGGTTTCTCTAACTACTTTGTCACCGCTGTTACTGGTAACAGTGAGGAGGACAGAAGATTCATTGACAGCATGAGTGCAAGTAGCACTGCCAGATAGAGACTCATCGAAATCACTACTCTTTGCATATCTGTTTTGGCTGTCAAAAAGCGTGACCGGAGCACTAACACGAGTACGCCCAAAAGCATCAGCGCTAGTACCACCAATTGATACTGGCTCATTTAGCGTTACCAGCGCTGGATAGCTTGTTATCGACATTACTTCTTCTTCATCCTACGGGCTTCTGACAAAGCAATGGCGACAGCCTGCTTAGGGCTCTTCACCACTTTGCCACCAGCGCCGCTATGAAGGCTACCAGCCTTGTATTCCTTCATCACCTTACCAACCTTGTCTTGCTGCTTAGGAGACATCACAGAGCCTCCCATAGCCATCTTCTTTTTGTCCTTTTCCTTCTTCATCTTCTCGAAGTCTTCAGGCATTAAATCACGAGGAGCTTCCTTGAGCTTCTGCTTAGGAGCAGGCTTAGGGGCTTGCATCTCCTTCTTTGTAGGCCTAGGAGACGACCTCATGTCAATGTCAAACGGAGGAGCACCCATTTCAGCGGTGTAAATGCCGCCGTCATAGCTCCGCTTGTTCTTGTCAACAGAGCCGCCAGCGGCCATCTTCTTCTTAGACGTGTACATCATTTCTTTCCCTTCTTAGGAACACCAACAGCAATGAGAACAGCCATGCCTTTAGCTCCGCGCTGAGGCTTGTTGGTCTTGTCCTTCATCAAGCACTTACCAGCCTTCTTGCACGCAGCAGGGCTAGGACAGCCTTCACACATCTTCATCTTTGTAGCAGGCATTACTTCTTCCCTTTCTGAGCAGCAGGAACAGAAGCTCCACACATTGCCTTAATAACACCGCCCTTGGCATAACCAGGCTTCTTCTTAGCCATACCACCCTTGGCATATTCAATCTTGTCTTCTTCTCTGGTGCGAGAACGAGGAGAAACCTTCTCCTTCTCCTTTTTCATAATAGCATTCTTAGCTTCTTCAGCGGCTCTAGAACGTCCTGTGCGCGCCTCTGCAATAGCCTTACGTGAAGCAGCGCCTCTAACAGCAGAGGTAGCTGCTTCCATCTCTTGTTCAGCGGTGAATCTACGTCCTGTGTCAGAAGTGACATTGGTGCTTCTAAGCGGTGTTGCAGGAGAGCCTGCACGCATTGCCATAGCCCCTTCTCTGCTAGGAAGCATTTGAGGCTCTCTTGCCATTTCTGCTCTAGCGGCTGCCTTTGATGCTTCTACACCTTCACCACTGCGTCGAAGAATAGGAGAGGTTTCTCTCATCTTTTCAGCGGCTCTCATAGCCTCTCTAGAGGCTTTAGCTCCTCTGTACATACCGTAAGCAGCTGCCGCCCCACCAACAACAGGAAGACCAAGTAAAATTCGGTCTAGATTGGAAGGACCGCTGGTGTCTTTACCAGACGACTTAGGCGCTTCTTCAGAGCCCCTAGGAATATCGGCGCTCTTATTTGCTCCTTCAGATCTCTGGCTTCTGTTGGCACCCGCGCTTTTTGCGCGCTTGTCTTCAACTTCTTCCTTAAGCTCAGTAGTATAAGACTTACCATTAAAGGTAAATGTCTTTTTACCTGCTTTACGAGCATCATCAAATTCTTTTTCAAATGCGCTAAGTTTCTTAGCCATGATGTTTCCTATCTGTATTTAGCCGTCTTCTCAGCTATCTTCTTAGGCTGAGCAACAAACTGCTTACCACGGCTAGCGCCTTCGCGCTTAGCCCGCGTTGTAGCAGCATATTCAGAAGGCGTCAATGCCTTAATTGCCTTCTCAGGCAAATAACGCTCTCCCGTTTCTGACGAAGGCTTCCCAGACTTCGTTGTCCAAGACTCTTTACTCCATTTAGACAAGCTCTTCTGAGCCTCTGTCTTAGAGCCGGTGTAGCTGCCGCCTTTGTCTTTGTAGATCTTGCCTGCTAGCTGTGCCTTTCTCCCGGACCATTCCCCAGCGTCACCGCCTTTGCTGCTAGCTTTAACATCAGCAACAACCTGCTTCCAGAGCTTTTCGTTAGTGCGGGGCATGTTCTAATACCTTTTTACACAAAGAATAAAAATCATCTAAAGACAAGTTTTGTTTGCAGTTATTGACACGCCAGGTAACCAAACAGACATTGTCTTTTAAATAACCTTTAGAAGAATCAATACGATCTACAGATAAGGTGTTATATAGGCCCGACTGCAGTGCCAGAGAATCCCCCGTATAAACACAAACACCTTGTTGTTTGTGGTAGAGATACATCAGATAGTCCACGTCAAAATTTAACTCTAACTCCTTTTCTTTGACTCTTCTGGTTAAATATGAGAATACTCTTTTGCAGGCTCTCTCTACAGTGGCTGTCTCTTTTCTATATTTGTGATTACGTAAAGTATTACAGTCTTTACAGTAAGTCATGTAGCCTGTTTTTTGAGACTTATTAGCTGTAAATGCTAACAAACTTTTTTCAATCTTACAAGTACTACAAATTTTAGTGAGTGTATCAACCATAGCTCAACAATTCCAAGCCCTAAGGCTCTTGTTAATACGGCTATTAGGGTCTTTAGCGGCTTTAGCGCCTGTGTTCTTCTCTTTCATTCCCTGCATACGAGCACAGAAGCTGGCCCGCCTAGCAGCATCCTTCTTAGTCTTCGGCTTAGGCGCAGGAGCCTGTAAATTGCCTCCAGTGGCTTTGTTGTAGGCAGCCCTGCCTTTAGCATTCAACCCACCTTCAGGGTCTTTACCTTCCTTACGTTGCCATGCCGGTGTCTTCATTTCATAGCCCCATCTTTTCTGCGAGGAAAGCTCTTGTTCTTTGACGGCGCTTGCACCATCAAATTACTACGCTCATTGCTGCCGCCTTTGCTCAACGCCCTCTTATGAGCAACATCCTTGCCATCGACAGCAACGCCCTCTTTCTTTAACAAAGCCCTGGCAGCGTTTCTTTTGGCTCTGTCAGCGACAACAGACGGCTTACCGTCATACTCATCATATTGTCTTCTGTAGTCGCGTACAGATTTACCGTTAACAGTCTTTGTATAGGGCATATTCTCTAGCCTCTATTTCCATTGGGGCATTGTAGTACCCATATTTAACCACCTGGTAAATGTAGGTGGTGTAATAACGCAATAGACCCATCTCCTTATATTGCATCCAATGTTTTTGTTCGTGTCTAACTAAGGAGACGTTGTTGATGTCTTCAGGAAGAATGTAAATGCCAAAAGGAGCCAACGCCACTCCAGCAAAGCCAGAGCGGCGTAGGACAAGAGCTATCAAGCCACGGGCAGGCTTTGGAGACATATTAGCTAGGCTCTGGCGGCTTCATTTGAGACTCACCTTGCTGCTTAAGACGCATCCACAACTCTGCTGACACCTCCAATGGCAGCTTACCTAAGCCAGCCATAATGATGTTGACGTCGTTGACGGACAGGTCAGACAAGGTGATTTTGATGTCGTTCATAGAAACTCCTTTGAAAATAGGAGGCTCTAGTTTACCACGGCAGAGGAGGCTGAATCACCTTAGGATTTTGCTGCTCTTCAATCTGCTGCGCCACAGCAGCCTCAGTGGCGGCCTTGTTCACGCCAGAATCCCAGCACCAGCCCAGCACTTGGTCTTGCGTCAGGTCAGCGTAGGGCGTGAATTGGTCAGCGGCTTGGGTGAAAGAGCAGGTGGAGTACACCGTGCCGGTGTAGGCCCCGTCAGTGCCCGTGCAGCGCCATCCGCATTCGATGACGTACTCGGGCGGGGTTGCGGTGGTGGGGGTGGTGCGAAGCCACTCGATGGTCCAGGTGATGTTCATGGTGTGGTCCTTTCAAAGTTAGGCTTCGACAAACTCTTGAACTGCGTCGAGGCCAAAATGATCATTGACGAATCGAAGCAGGCGTTCTACATCAATCTTCAGCACTTTGCCCGTAGGCGTGTGCTTGGAACGGAAGATCCACTCGTTGGTTTCTGCATCGTGCGGCGAGAACAGCGTTGCGTTGCCCGCTGCGTCCATGACGTAGGCTTCACCAGCATTTGAGTAAATGCTGATGCCGTTGGCAAGTGTGCCAACAGGCGCGGTGCCGTTGAAGATGTTAAGGTGGTTGGTGCCTGCAGTTGTGGCCCGGTCAGCCGTGCCGCCTAGCTTGAGGTTTGACGCAGCGGTGAGTGTCATCGCCTGCGTGAAGCTAATCGCATTGCCTGCGGTGCCGGAGGG